CTCTTGTCTCTATCGGATGGCAACCAGCCCGAACTGGCGGCGATCAGCCATGACTGGCCTCGACTGGAAACGACTGTCACGGATGCTGCCGGGTCGTATGGGAGCGATGTGCAGGGATGGGCAGAACAGCATCTAGGGATCACGCTTATGCCTTGGCAGGTGCGCGCGCTTGACGGTCAGCTGGCTTTTGATGAGCATGGTGAGCTGCTGCATCGGACAAGCCTTGTTTCTACGGCTAGACAGAACGGCAAGACCGTTGCTTTAGGTAGTTTGGTTGGCTGGTGGCTGACCGAGATGCCCAAAATACGGGGCAAGAAACAGACGGTGCTAACTACGGCAAACCGACTGGACTTGGCTATTACGTTGTTTGATGAGATCGCTCCAGTGCTTGAAGCCAGGTTCGGTGCGTCCTGTGTTAAGGCCTATGGGCGTAACTCGGTCACAATGCCAGACGGCAGCAAGTGGACGGTCAGGGCTGCAAAGCCATCGGTAGGTCACGGCACAAGCAACGATCTGATCGTGGCAGACGAAATCTGGGACATGTCGCAGCTTGCTATAGACGGCGGCCTAATCCCATCCATGCGCGCACGAAAATCGCCGCTGCTCAGCTGCTGGTCAACGGCTGGAACGGAAGCCAGTACCGCATTTTTGCGCTGGAGAGAACAAGGCCTGCGAGCTATTGACCGTGGCGAGCGATCGTCGCTGTACTTTGCCGAGTGGTCACCGCCGCCTGATCTTGACCCGATGAACCCTGCCGCATGGGCTTACGGCAACCCTGCGCTCGGTCACACGTTGGAATTGTCAACGATCGAGGCCGAGTCTCAGAACCCTGACCGCGCACAATTCTTACGCGCATCAGTAAATCTGTGGGTGGCTTCCGATCGGGGCTGGATACCGCCGGGTGTCTGGCCTGCACTTGAGCATGAAGGCGACATACCCAAAGGCGGCATTGTTGCCATTGAGACCAGCATGGACGACTCGCGCTACTTTGGCCTACGCGCCGTGGCACTGCCAGACCGCCGCATTGTCGTCACCGTCGCTTTTGTCGTAGACAGTTTTGCCGCTCTGCTAGTCGAGGTCGACAGGCTGACCGCTGAGGGCTGCAAGTTTGCTATCTCGCCCAGCATTGACATTCAGTGGCCTCGACATTTAGAGACCAAAAAGGTCATTGTCGGGTATGGAGAAATACTTAAATACACCCCCACTGTAAGAAACCTTATAGCAGAAAAAATGCTGCTACATGACGGTTCAACCCAACTGGCTGAGCATGTGCAACGCGCTGTCGCAGTCCGATCGCAAGGCTCAGTCGCAGTCAGCTCGCAGCGGAGTCCAGGCCCGATCGAGTTGTGTCGCTGCATGATTTGGGCAGCAGCACTTTGCTCACGTCCATCTGTGTCAGGTAAGCCCATGCTGGTCACTGTAAATCAGTAACATACCCTCGGCACTCGGTCGATGTACCTAGCCTTTCGTCGGGAACTGATAGGCCGATCGAGTGCCACCATCACAGCGCTTCCATCTGTAATGTTGTGGCATGGGATTATTTGACCGCAAAGTAAGCAAGGCCGCCATCAGTCCAGCGCCTGCTAAAGCGGCAGCTGCTGGTGGTTACACATCTAACGCTGCTGGCGTGAACATGATCGGTCAGTATTACACCTACCAAGAGGGCCAACTGCGTGCAGCAGCAGTGTCCATCCCTGCCTTGTCAAGGAGCCGCGACTTACTGGCATCGGTAATTGGCTGCATGCCACTCAAGATGTATAACGAAATGTGGAACGGCGAAGAAATGGAACGCGTCTATATTGCGCCGCGCACATGGCTGCGTCGCCCAGACCCAACCGTCCCATACAACTTTCTTATGTCATGGACGTTTGACGACTTGTACTTTTATGGGCGCGCGTTCTGGTACATAACCAGCCGCACTGCTGACGGATTCCCAGCATCTTTTACTCGACTACCAGCAGGATCAGTTACAACACAAGACATGGCTGGCCCTGTGTGGTTCGCTCCATCTAAAGAAGTTTATTTTCAAGGCGGCATGCTCGACCCGAACAATTTGGTGCAGTTCTTGTCGCCAACGCAAGGCATGGTGTATTCATCGCAGGCCGCAATTGAAACCGCGCTTAAAATACAAGAAGCACGCGCGCGCAATGCGTCATCGTCTATCCCTGCTGGCGTACTAAAACAGACTGGTGGCGAACCATTAAGCGCACAAGAACTTGCCGATCTTGCGTCCGCGTTTAATGCTGCTCGAGCAACCAATCAGACTGCGGCGCTAAACGAGTTTTTATCTTACGAGCCGACAACAATGTCACCAGACAAAATGCTGCTTATTGAGTCAGCCAACTACAGCGCCCTAGAAACTGGTGGACGCATCGGCAACGTACCGCCATACCTGATCGGCGTATCGACCGGGTCTTACTCGTACCAGTCATCACAACAGGCGCGCATGGACTTGCTGTTTTTTGGTGTAAAACTTTACGCCGATGCAATAGCAGAAACATTGTCAATGAACAACGTGCTACCTAACGGCACATACGTTGCATTCGATTACGAGTCCTACCTAGAAGAAAATTATTTGGCAGACAAAATGGAAACACCAACAGCAGAAAACACGCAAGAGGAGATCGCAAACTATGATTAGATTTACCGCCACCAGCGTCAGCATTGACGCAGCCGCCCTAGACGGCACACCTACAAGAACGATCACAGGCATCGCCGTCCCGTACGACGTTCCAGCCACAGTTTCTGATGGGACTGAGGTGAGCTTCTCTAAGGGCAGCCTGCCAGTTGATGGCAAAAAGCCACGGCTTTACATGAACCACGACGCCAACCAAGCGATCGGTATTGTTACTGAGCGCGTCGACACCGAAGAAGGCATGATGTTTACCGCCAAGATCAGCAAGACCGTTGCTGGCGATGAGGCTTTGCAGCTGGCCCTTGACGGTGTGCTGGACTCGGTATCGGTGGGCGTAAATCCAACCAAGACCCGAGCAAACAAAGACGGCTCGATTACCGTCCTGGCTGCTGACTGGATCGAGTTGTCAATGGTTCCCGTTCCAGCATTTGCTGGCGCAGTTATTACCGACATTGCTGCCAGTATCCACCACGAACCCGAAGAGACCGACAATAATGAAATACAAGAACCCACAGAGGAGACAGAACCCATGTCAGAAGTAGAGACCCCAGCAGTCGAGGCCACAATTCCTACCGCTGCAATTCCAGCACAACCTAAGCGCGAGTTTCGCATGCCATCCGCAGGCGAGTACTTGGCTGCCTACCACATCGGTGGCGAAACGTTTGCAAAAGTAAACGGCGCATTTGTTGAAGCACAAAAAGCAAAGCGCAGCGTTTTGGAAGCCGCAGCAGGCGATGTTGCAACAACCGACACCCCGGGTCTTTTGCCAATTCCAGTACTTGGCCCAGTGTTTCAAGACATCAACTACATTCGACCATTTGTTACTGCGATCGGCGCACGCGCTTATCCAGACGGTGGAACATCGAAGACATTTATCCGTCCAACGATCACGACACACACTGAAGTAGCAGAACAAACTGGTGCAGTCGAGTTCGGTGCAGCAGCAGCTCGCACAATGGTCATTGCGTCAAACTCGGTCGCAAAGAAAACTTTTGCAGGCCAAGTATCGCTCTCCGTACAGGACATCGACTTCACTTCGCCAGCCGCAATGCAGCAGGTATTGCAAGACCTCATGGGTCAGTACATGATCACAACTGACAACTTTGCAGTTGACACGTTTGTTACTGGTGCAGCGACAACAGGTGTTTGGGGTGGAACGGCAGCACAGTTCATCAGCGACATTTACGAAGCAGCAGCAAACATTTCCAATGGATCAAACTTGTTCCCAACTCACCTACTTTGTGGTGTTGACACCTGGAAAAAAATTGGCAGCCTCTCCGATCTGGACGGACGACCAGTATTCCCAGCTGTTGGCGCACCAGGTCTTGGTGGATACAACACCCTTGGCGCAGGCAACGTCACCAACTGGACAACCTCAAACCCACTGGGCTTGCAGATCATTGTTGACAGCAACGTGGCAGCAAAAACCTTGGTGGTGTTCCATGCACCAGCAGCTGAGTACTACGAGCAAATCCGTGGCCTCATGTCAGTTGAGAATCCTGGCACTTTGTCAAGGACTTTCTCGTACTATGGCTACAGCTCGTTCTTCTTGGCAAAAGCATCGCTGGCACAAAAACTTACTTGGGTTTAGTCGAGAGCGGAGCATCCGCTCATGGCTATTTACAGCGTTACCTTTAAGTATCTCCTAGACGACTACGCCGTACTGCAACTTCTAACCCCCACAGAAATTGCAGTCGGCGAGTCAATCACAGTCGCTGGAGTAGATGCCACATTTAACGGCACATACACAGTCCGCGCACTGCCTCAGTACCGCTATGTAGGCACAGACACCGAAGGCGACCTGCTTTACGACATTGACGAGCCAATTGCTAATCAAGTGCTGTATGCCAAGACCGCTGACAACGTCGAGCGCATTGCAAGCTCGGGCACAGTTACCTACACGCTGACCTGCACATGGGTCACTGCCGCGCAGCTCGTCACCTATTTAGGCGTACAGATCACAAACCCATCAGACGACTACACGCTTATTACACAGGCCGTATCTGCTGGCAACCAGTTCTGTTACCGCCGTCGCCAAGAGGCTGGCTACATCGACAATCTTGTGACCAGCCCGGGTGGCGACCAGACCTTAGGCACGCTCATGTACTGCGCGGCCCTCTGGCGCAGCCGTGGCTCGCTTGAAAACGCTTTTGCATCCTTTGACGGAATGGGCACAGCGCCTCAGCAGAGCCTTACACCGATCGTTAAACAGTTGCTGGGCATCGACAGGCCTGCCTGCGCGTAATGGCTTACACAGACGCTCTCAATGGCGCTATTGACAGCCTGACGACCACACTGACAGCGGTCTCTGGAATCAGGGTGGTAAACGATGCCACCAAGATCGTTCCTAATTGCGTTTTCATAGACGCGCCGTCCTTTACCACGATCGCAGGCAATGGCAACATCATCCGCATGGACTTCCCAATCAAGGTCATTGGCTCAGGGCCAGCAGGCCTACCAGTTCTACGCAGCATC